AACTGCCAGAACTCATCATGGACGCGGAAAACGACGATTACCTTGCCCAGATGCTTTCCGCCGTAATGAACAACGCAAAGGTCAGCGACTGCAAGAAGATGGTCCGCCAACTCCGAGAAGACGGCGCGGCTGAGATTGAAGAGCCTTACGTTTTCAGTAACGCCCCCTGCGTTACCGCTCTTAAGCCTTACGACGAAATTACCTTCCCTCAGGAGACTACTGACCTAAATCGCGCGCGCGTAATCTTCCGCCGCACGTTCCTGACCGAGGTTGAAGTCAGGGCTATGGAACATACGGACGGATGGTCTAGCGATTTCATTGAACAGGCTTGTGCCAGCATCGGCAAAGCGTCGATGTACAATGACCCTAGCCTAACGCCTGTTACCAACGTTCTTACGACTAACGTCTGGCGTGGCCGCAACATGATTGAAATCGTGTATGCCTACGCTCGCCAGATTAATGAGGACGGCATCCCAGCCATCTACTACACAGTGTTTTCTCCTCAGGTGGGCAACAATGCTTGTGGAAAGCATGAGATTCTGGACTATTACCACGGCAAGTATCCGTTTGTTGGTTTCCGCCGTGAATGGATTCGCCGAGCCATCATGGAGTCCCGAGGCATTCCTGAGGTCAGCCGCACCGACCAAGACGAAATCAAGGCTCAACACGACTCACTGCGCGACCGAACCGCCATTGAAACCTTGCCTCCGCTTCGTGTCAGCAAGCGCATCGGCGCACTTAACCGCCTTGGCCCTGCCGTGCAGTTGCCTGTGACGTCAAAGGATGACTACACGTTCCTCGAACCTCCCGCTGGCAATCCTCAGGTCGCTTTCAGCATGATTGAGCGCGTCGAGGCCCAGCATGCGGCTTATTACGGACTGACGTCTAAGTACGTCGAGGACGTCCGCTCCCAGTTGCTCCAGCAGACGCTGGTCAACTCTTGGCTCTCCTGTTGGACCGAAATCTACCAGCAGGTATTCGCTCTGGCGCTTCAGTACCTGACGCCTGAAGAGAAGGTGCGAATCTGCGGAGTCGACCTTCCGTCTAACGCGAGTGAGATTCACGGCGGTTTTGACTTCTTTATCAAGTTCGACGTCCGCGAGGTCGACACGAACCTCGTCATGGAAAAGTTGGACGCCATTACCAAGTTCGCCGTTCCGCTCGACTCTGGTGGCGTAATTGACCGAACCAAGTTGCTTAAGAAGGTCATTGAGGCCATCAGCCCTGACCTAGGCAAGGACCTCATCACCGACTCCGAACAGGCGTCCCAGAAGATGTACCGCGACGTCCAGACCGACATTGGCCTCATGTTGCTCGGCAACGCCCCGCAACTTGTCGAAGCCGACCCCTCCGCGCAGTCCAAGATTCAGTTGGCTCAGCAGATTCTCCAGCAGAATCCCAAGGCTCAACAGGCGCTTCAGGGCGACCAGTTGTTCCAGCAGTTGTTCCAGACCTACGTCCAGAACCTCACCATGTCGGTACAGCAGGAGCAGAACAAGCAGACTGGCCGCACTGGCGTGGCTCCCCAAGGCACTTCGCTCGCCGAGCAGGTCAAAGGGTTCATCGAACAGGCCAAGGAGGCCCAGAAGGCCCGAGGAGAAGGCAAGTCTCAGGCTCAGGCCGACTTCGGCGCCGAGGGCATGGCTCAGCAGGAGCAGATGGCTCAGGCGCAACAGCAACAGGTCGCTGGAGGCGATATGCGCATGCAGATGGAGGCCATGGTTCAGGAACTTGTCTCCCAAGGCGTCCCGCAGGAACAGGCCATCGCCATGGTCCAACAGCAAATGCAGGGAGGCGGTCAGCCGCCCGAGCAAATGCCTCCCGAGGGCGCCGAGGCTCCCCCCATGCCCCAACCGATGTAATCTGACCTATGGAAAAGCCAAACTACACCGCTACTCGCGACACCCTAGAAAGCCTAGCCTTCAAAGGCGAAAACAAGGCTTGGACCGCTACCATGCGCATTATGGACACTTTCATCGAGTTGGAAGTGGCTAATGCTATCCGCGCGAACCAAAGCGACGCCGAACGCGCTCACGCATGCGGTCGAGCCGACGCTATGGTTGATATCAAGAATCACTTGCTCGAAATGCGCGCTCAGGCGCGAAAAGAGTTCAACATTCCTGACGTTGAGTAAACTTTGCCTAATCATGCCCGAACTAGCCAAACAGGGTACCCCCTGTTGACGCGGCGGTAATTTTCGCAAAAAAGTCCTCTCGCTTCTGGGAGCGTTAAACCCTGTCCGTCCGCTTGCTGGACATTAAACCGCATGACTACCGAAAACGATACCAAGGGTGAAAGCCCTCAAATCAACCAGAGCGAAACTGGCGCTCTGGACGTGGAGGGGCTTGCCTCTCTACTAGACTCCTCTGTGCTGTCCAGTTCGCCACAGACGGACGCCGCCGAGTCCGAGAACAAGACGGCGGAAGACCAAGGATACCAAATCGACGACCCTCTAGCCGAGGCGTCCATTCTGGGCCGTGGCATTGACAATGATTCGTCCGAGAACGTGGCAGGTAGCCGCGAGGGCGATTCGGAACAGGAAGAAGGTATCCCCAAGCATATCCAAAAGCGAATCGACAAGATTACCGCCAAGCGCCGTGAGGCCGAAGCGGAAGCCGAGAAACTTCGCAAGGAACTTGAGGAAGCGCGAAATAAGCAAGAAGCCATCCCCGCTTCTCCGCGTACGAAAAATCCGTTCAGGTCGCTGACCGACGACGCCGCCCTTCAAAAGGCCATCGAACAGGCTCGTCAGGTGCGCGATTGGTGCGAAGAGAATCCGTACGGCGGTGAGGTTGGAAAGGCTGACGGCTCTACTGTGCATGTCGAGGAATCGGAAGTTCGTCGGATGAAGGTTCAGGCCATGAAAGACCTTGAAACCAACATTCCCGAGCAGGTCAATTTCCTCAACGCTCGTAGGCGCTTCGACCCAGTCGCGGAGAATGAATATCCGTGGTGGAAGAAAAAGGATACTAAGGAGTACCAAACGGCAGTTGCACTCCTGAAGAACTTCCCAGAACTCACTGAGTTCCCTGACTACAAACTTGTTATCGGAGACTTTGTCTACGGCATGCAAGCGCGTCAGGCGAAAAAGGTAGTTAGTTCCGCGTCCCAGCCTCGTCGTGCTCCCATTCAGCCCAGTCGCCCCTCCATTAGCCCGAGTACGCATTCAAACACTAAGAATGTTTCGGAAGTGGAAGGTCGGTTCCTTAAGACTGGTTCAAAGGATGATTTGGCGTCGCTCATCGAGTTGAAACTCGGTCGTTAGTTCGTCGGTTAAACCTCCAAACAAAATACTACTATGGGACGCTTATTTGAACGTGACCTTGGAAACTACAATGCCGCTAATGCGGAAAATCGCGTCGGTCGCCGCGAAGATATCGCTGATATGATTACGATGGTGGACGCGAAGGATACCCCCTTCACCACCATGGCACGTAAAGGTGCCGAACCCTCCAACACCCTGTTCCAGTGGCAGGTCGACAAGAACCCCGACCCGCGCGTCATGCCTGTCATCGACGGCACGGACGAGTCGCTGACTGGTGACACCGCTGGTGGCGCCAAGATGGACCAGTACACCATTGGCTACCGCGCTACCCTCGCGGCCTATCCGCAGATTTTCCGCCGCAAGTTCGGTGTGTCGAAACTGACGGAATCCAACATGGTCAAGGTCGCTGGCGTCGCTTCCGAGCGCTCCCGCCAGATGGCCAAGGCCATGCTCGCGATGAAGCGCGACGTCGAAGTCGCCCTCACCTCGAACCAGACCGCTCAGGCTGACAACGGCTCCGTTGGCTACCGCACCCGCGCTCTGGATTCTTGGACCAAGACCAAGTGGGAAAAGGATGCTACCCTTCCTGTTCCTGACGACTACTGCGTCCCCGCCGATAACATCATCGCCGCTTCCGCGACGAAGACCATCAGCGGCACCAGCCGTACTGTCGCTAACGCCAACGTCTGTGCTTCCGCCGCGGCTCTTAACGAGTCCCACGTTCAGGACCTCCTGACGGCCCAGTACAAGCAGAGCGGTCAGAACAAGACCTACGACTCCCTCGTCGCGGTCAACCTGAAGCGCGCGTTCTCGAACCTCGTCTACACGACCCCGAATGGCGTGGCCCAGTCGTCCAGCCCGATTCGCACCCTGTCGAATCGCGAAGACACGACCTACAGCCATTACATCGACGTCTTCCAAGGCGACTTCGGCCAGTATAACCTGCACGTCAGCAACTGGCTCGGCGAACTGGACACCAACCCTGCTTCTGGTACCTACGGCAATTTCACGCCGAACCTGAATAAGGGCTTCGTGATTCCGTTCGAGCATGTCGAAGTGCGCTACGGCGGCAACATCGCCGAGGTCATCGAACTGACGGACAATGGCGGCGGTCCCCGCAACGCCATCGAGATGGTTCTGGGTCTTTGCATCCACAACCCGCTCCTGTTCGGTAAGTTCGACTTCTCTGCCTAAACAGCAGTGGGCCTTTCGCTTGAACTGACCAAGGGTATTCCTGATGCGCTCCTCGCGGAGTTGCATCAGGAACTTATCCATGGTTGGAACATCCGTAAGGTACAGAACGAAGCCGCGGTCCGTCGTCGGGCCGCTTTTAACCAAAGCGGAAAGGCTGGCACTGTGGAGGGACTCGGTCAGTTAATGATGCGGGTCCCTCCCGACGTGTGGCACTTCTGGGAAATGAAACTGGGGCGCGGTTGCTGGAGCGACAAAGGCTTCCTCAACTATATGCGAAAGCATAACCCCGAACTCTTTGTCAAAACCACGACCAAGACCCAAGTAGTCGTTCAAGGCAATAAGCCTAGCGGACTTCTTGACCAGTTTGGTCGTTCACTTTCTTGAGAACTGTAGATTTTAGCACTGTCCTTCTGGACGCAATCAACCTGTGCGGCTACGACGTAGCCAACATCTCCGACCAGAACTTCCGAACTATTCGCCAGTTTTGCAACCAGCGCCTCCGCATGGCGTGGGAGATGTACCCTTGGCATAGCCTCACTGTTTACTCGCAGTTGAGCATCACCAAGGACGCTAACAACGTCACCAGCATGAGCGTCCCCGCGGACGCTGGGGAAATTGTAGGGGTATACAGCCAGAACCCTTTGGCTACCACTCAGGCCACTTACGTTTCCTACGCCCTTACTACCATCAGCGGCGCAGATAAGATTGTTGTCCAGACTACGGACGCCACGGCCTATTGGGTAGAGTACCGCTTCAAGCGCCCTGATATTCAAGGTGAACTGTACAAGACCATGGCCTACAAGTCTGGCGCCTACGTTTACTACGACACTGGCTCCGAAACTGGCACTTACATGCCGATTGAGGGTAAGCCTCACTACGGCAACTTCTTTAAGGCTAAGCAGGACGTAGGCTCTTCCATTTCCCCTACCAACAATGCCTACTGGGAAAAGGTAGAGGTACCTTACATCTTCGGAACCTACCTTAGCCGCGGCGTGTACGCCGATTTCCTGCGCTCCGAACAGCAGTACGAAGACGCTGGAAAGGCCGAGTCGGACGCCAGCGCTATGCTGGAAGTAGAGTTCG